TGATGATGAGTTTGAACAAATCAAACAAATTTTAGACAGGCATCAGAACTTTGAAGACACTGAGATTGAGAACGTCAGACAATGCGAAGTCAACTTCGTAGAAGATCAGGCGCTCTATGATCTTGTTATGTCTTATGCTTCAAGAGTAAATGAGGCAGCAAATTGGAACTTCGATATTGACTTCGTAGAACCATTGCAACTCACCAAATACAAAGAAGGAAACCATTATGACTGGCATCAAGATGAGTCGGAGTGGCACAAGAACAAAAGAACAGGCGAGAAGATTCGGAAAATCTCGTTCACTCTTCTGTTAAATGAAGACTACAAAGGTGGCGAGTTCCACCTAATCAGTCAACCAATAGAAATGAAGACAGGTCAAATGATTTTCTTTCACTCAGATGATTACCATATGGTAACTCGTGTAACGCAAGGCACTAGACTTTCTCTCGTTGGATGGGTACAAGGTCCACCCTGGCGCTAATCTTTCTGGTCCAGTAGCTCAGTGGAATAGAGCAACTGCCTTCTAAGCAGTCGGTCGTAGGTTCGAGTCCTACCTGGATCGTTCGGGAGATTAGCTCAGCGGTAGAGCACCTCGTTTACACCGAGATTGTCGGGGGTTCGATCCCCTCATCTCCCACTCGGGTGTATGCCCGACCAACAGACGAATAGGAGGCGATCATGACGATCCAATCAAAGTTTGCAGACTCTCTGCAAATCCTTCGCGATGCTGTCAACGGAGACATTTCTCTGGAAACAGATTACCCAAGTCTCTTCTCACAAGTCTGCCGCTTTTATGAAAATAAAGGAGTCAGATTCTGGGGAATTGATATCGAAGAGGATTACGCCTACCTTATTGATCACCTAGTCGCAGACAATGTTCTAGCATAATGAAACTAAACCCTGAGCCCATATACTACGATGGTCGGTTAGCATATCCCCGAACTGATTTTATCTATAAAGAAAAGATCAGTGAAGAGGTAGTCAACGGCATACTAGATTTCTATAATACTCAAACTATATTCGAGAAGTGGCCAGGGGAAACCATTGACGACAATGGTGGTGGAATGGTAGACCCTAGTATCAAAGACTCCATGGACAATCCTGTCTTCATTGGAATCACTGATACTAGGGTCCGTGATTTCACAGGGGAAGTGAACCGCGTGATGAATAATTATGTGGATCGCTTCCCTCTTTGTGCTAAGACAAATGTTTTCAAAATGGAGGAGTTCTTTAACCTCCAATACTACAAACCTGGCGGTGGATATCACATGTGGCATTGTGAACGTCAGTCCAGTAGTAGATCTAATACATACAGACATATGGTATGGATGACATACCTCAATGACGTTCCTGACGGTGGTACTGAATGGTTTCACCAAGACCTTTATGTCCCTGCTGAGAAAGGGATGACGGTAATCTGGCCAGCAGACTGGACCTTCCACCATAGGGGTCGTAAATCTGACACATCAGAAAAGATTATCGCAACAGGGTGGTATCACTTCCTCTAACCGTGCTATCATATGCCTAGGTTATCTCACCAATACATGAAACCAATTGTCCTCCTGGAACGATTCCCATATCGGTACGTTGAGACAGGCATCCTAGACAACGGTACGCCTGACTATCGTATTCAAAAGGCAGATGCTTACACTGGTAAGTATCGTGACATGTACCTCTGTGACAATGGTATGCAGATGGATACAGCAATGGATGACTTTGAGTACACTAAGTGGCTGGACCCCGAAGGGGTTCCATGCTATGTTAAAGATGACGTTGATCCACTAGACACTGACCAATGAAAACTGAACTTCAAGATGCAAAAGCAGCACTCCGCTCTGCACTCCATGCTGCTATTGATAGCACTATCATCAATGAAAATCAATTGACTGAACTGTGGCGTCACTACCTGGGCGTCAGTGCAATCGAAAAGTCGTGCCCTCAGGATCCCGATCCTTTTGGTAGTGATCCTTTCAGCACTGATAACTATGGTAACTATTCCATCCCAGCAGATGACTATGATGGGTGGGATCCTGATCAACCTATCGCTGCTGGGAGTGTCAACATCCCTGGCGGTTTAGGTCAGGATGTCATCACATTCAATAGTTGACAATTGTTAAGGAATGCTATATATTGTAACAGAAGTTTACAAAGCATTCCTACCATGACTGTCACCAAGAATGAATTTGGTCAAATGAACATGTTCGCCAAAGAACCGAGCATGTACATGACCAAGGAAGACCTGGAACGCTACGGCATCGAACCCTATGCTGAGAAAGCAGAGAAGATGAACGGACGTTATGCAATGCTCGGTATCGTTGCAGGTTTTCTTTCTTACGCTTTGACTGGCAAGTTCTTCTTCGGAGTTCTCTGATGACAGAATTTGTATTCACGGCGACAGCAGTTGCATTCTTTGTACTGCTAGCATACTCCGTACAACAACTTTCTGAAACCTACTGATGGCCTACAACATTACCGTACAACAATCCGATGGAACTGAATCTACTTTTGAGTGTGCTGATGATCAGTATATTCTGGACGCTGCTGAGGAAGCAGGCGTTGACATCAACTACTCGTGCCGCGCTGGTGCCTGTTCGAGTTGTGCAGGAAAACTCATCTCGGGTACGGTAGATCAAAGCGATCAATCCTTCCTGGACGATGATCAGATTGCCGAAGGTTTCCTCCTCACCTGTGTGTCCTATCCGACCAGCGATTGTGTTGTGTTGGCAGACCAAGAAGAGAACCTCTACTGAGAAACCATATGGCAACCCTTACACAAGAAAGTCTTTGGGAACTCATTCACACCCTAGGGTGGGATGTTTCCCGCGACGAAATTGTGCTTGAAGTCGGTGGTGTTGCTACCTCTGGTATTAAACAACCACCCGACGCTAATCCTAAATGGGCGAAGCAAATTGGTACAACCACATACCAAAAAGATGCATTCATCGTGATCAAAAATGTATCTCGCTCACCCTTTGAACCAAGTAAATCTAATGAACAAACTAATGATGACAAGAGTACCTGAGGTCACCTGGCACTTCCGTAAGGAAGGTGGTTGGGCAGACATTCCTAGCACTGATATTTTTTCTGGCAAGAGAGTCGTTGTATTCTCACTGCCTGGTGCATTTACTCCCACTTGCTCTTCATTTCAACTCCCTGGATATGAAGAGAAGTATCCTGAGTTTATGAAGTATGTTGACGACGTGTATTGCGTCTCTGTGAACGACTCTTTCGTTATGAATGCTTGGTTCAAAGATCAGAACATTGAGAACGTCAAACCCATCCCTGATGGTAGCGGTGAGTTCACCTATGCTATGGGTATGTCCGTTAACAAAGCAAACCTTGGGTTCGGGTTCCGCTCCTGGCGTTATGCCATGGTCGTTAACAATGGTGAGATCGAAGTAATGTTTGAAGAACCTGGGAAGATCGGAAATTGTCCGATTGACCCCTATGAAGTCAGCGATCCTGACACTGTACTCAATTACCTTAAAGAACAATGAACGAAAACGCAGAACGCATTAACGGTTGGTTCGCTATGATCGGTATCGTTGCCGCCATGGGTTCCTACGCCGCCACGGGTCAGATTATCCCTGGCATCTGGTAAGGTATAAATACCTACTCCTTGCCCCCACCATCATGTTCCTTCTCACTACCTTTGGTATCTGTATGCTTGCCTTTATTGCTGCTGCAATGTTCACACAATCGTCAGATGAGAAATAAATATCTGCATATCGATTGCAGACGACGATGGAGAGATACGCATTGGAGTTTAATTACGATGGTAAGTGGGTCCGCTTGACCCACTACACCAACATTTCCAAATCAAAAGCAGAGTTTTATATGTTCCTCTGCAAGACAATGTGTACATCTCGTGCTACAATTCAACAAGAACTACGTTGTGTATCCCTATGAATGAAGATTGGAGATACAGTCCTGAGCGTCTCGATGAGAGGCGCTTTTGTTTGGCTGCACTTATTTTGCATAAGGTTCCTATTGGAAGAAAGGCATATGAATTTTGCCATGACTTCACCTCTCAGGGCATGTGTCGTGGTATACTAGATGAGTACCGAGGCAATGCCGCTGACCCTGCTGCCTTCAAGGCAGTGTACGAGACCTATCTCTCGTGGTTGCACGAGACGAACCAAGAAGGTCCAGATTACGAACTGACTCCCCTCGAAGGGGTTGACAAGGTTGGGTAATCCGTATATTATAAATAGGTCAACGGGTTAAGAAACGTAACGTTTCGATACACCTTT